GCACTAAACAGTGTTTCGTTTTCATTTCTAATAAAGCCGTCATGTATCCAACACTGTTTATCATCGCTCCACCAACTGTTGCGTAGATGATTGGTCCATGCAAAACAGATTATAGTATTAGAACAGTCATTATTTTGAATATAGCCCGCGAATTTTTCCTGTATGGAAAAATTACTACCAGCTGGTTCTGCTAAATTAATGTAACTAACGTTCAACTTTTCAGCTAGTCTACCTAACCAACTGTGACGCTCTCTATATGGAGTATTTTCATGGTGGCGATCCCATGAGTTAGCTAACTCGGGATCTAATAACTCACTACCATATGTAAAGCTACAGCCAAATCCTATAAGTTTCATTAGGGCCTATACAGCACTTTACTAAGGGTTCCTGTTGTTGTGCTACGTGTAAACCGTACTGCACTGTATATACCTTTCCAGGTTACACTAACAGTACCTTCTTGAGCAGTATAACTTAAAGTCTTTATAGTTACAAAATCGTTATTGCCAATACCTTGAGTGGCTGGGCTAAGACTTCCTTCTATCTTAAGAGTACCTGTAAATGCACTACTAAAGTAAACTTGAGCCGTATGAACAGCATCGTTTCTATTACCAGTTGCAGGAAGATAGATAGTGCTGCCGGTATTGCCTGAACTAAAATTTTCCTCGGTACTTGCTGTAAATGTAGGATACACTCCTTCAACTAATTCAAGAGTTCCGTTTGCTCCCCAATTATCGTCAACATAAGCAACATCTGTGTTTCCTTCACCGTCTGTTACTCTGAGTGCATAGGTGTAATATTTGGCATCTAAGTTGAGTAGATCTGTTTCTGTAATTCTAATTTTACCTAAACCTAGCTGTGCATCTACTACTTCCACATTACGCTGTAAGTATGAAACGCCATCATCTTTATTAATGACAGTAAGTGTTACTGTTTTATCTAGCAGATTGATTTTCTTTTGATCTTTATTTTTAAAACTGACACGGAATTCATTATCCACGCCACGATAAATCTTTACGTTAGGGGCATAAAACATAGTCATAGTATTACTCGCTTGTGAATCCACCTTTGTAGCCACAATAATTTGTTTATATAAATAGGCGGTGAGATCAATATTCATATCTATATTTATCTGCAGGTGTCATGAGTAATTTCGAGAAACAAATTTTTGAAAAATATCCTTTTCTTAGTCTGGTAGAATACGGCGGCTCTGAATTAATAGGAATAATACAAAACTATGATGACACTGTCATGAGTTTATATGATTATAGTAAACTTAAAACCACCGCAGAAAAGCAAAAATATTTAGAATTAGGTGAAATATGGTGGTGGGAATCAAATAGACTTATCCCAATAAACATTTTTATTAAACAGGATTGGGAACCATTTAGATACACATTAGTAAACCTAAATGTAAAGGATAGTAATATTGCACACGGTCCCAGTGTTAATATTCAGGACCTTAGTAAAAAGCGTACAAAACGAAGAAATATTCAGTTAGTCAAGCGAGTTAAGTAGACGCCAACAAGTTCATATGAACAACCACTAAATGTGCATACGCAACGGCGTGGCTGCGTCTAAATGTATATCCGTCAACATTTCGATCCCAAACAGTTTTATTGATTTCGGCCCAAGATTTATTTCTCAAATGTGCTTTTCCTGGTCTCATGACTGAAAGAAAAACGGCCATACGTGGAATACTATCAGGTCGCATACTCTTTATTAGTTCATAATGATTACCAATGTGTACAACCTGTTCGCAAAACTCTCTGTCTTCCCACAGTCTATGCCAGGCTGGTTCAGTAGTCATTAGTTCGACTAAATGTACTTCGTCACGGACACCTTCATATACACTTACATTAAGTAAGTCTAGTTTAAAGTATCCTAGTTCTTCAGCACGTTTATGATCTATTGTAGCAAGACCATCAGATGCTCTAGGAATATCTGTAAAGTATACACCGGTGTTGTGTCGCTTACCAGTCTCTAATCGTGCAGGTGTGTGACTAATATGCTTTAGTACACTTGTACGATCAGCAAAATCAATGTCAATATCTGGCAAATCAATCAATCTGTAGCACCACCGATAACAACAACATGATCTACGCTGAGATCGTCTATCTCAGCAAGTTCGCCTCGTTCACGCATTTCAGCACGAATCTTTGTTGCACTTACACTATGTATTGTAGCACCTAAATCATGTTCTGTAAAGCTATATCCTACGCCACGACCATAACTAATGTCTACAATGTTTGGTACACGCATTATAATATAGTCTTCGTCGCATATCCAACCTCTTAGAAAAAGTGGGCCTTCAATATTCTTGCACACTGTATCAAAATCAAAAGGATTATCTGTTTGTATGGTGTCAGTTCGACCAGCACCTGCGTCAGTGCCCATTACGCCGCCAACGTCTCTAACCATAATAGCTACCTGTCCAGTAATCGCATGAGCACGTTCAAACAGTGCTGTATGTCCATCATGCCAAGGTTGCCACCTCCCAAGTAGCATAGTAGTTGGCTTCTTCCAATCAAAACTCATATTTTTTTCTTACAATTTTCAAAATGTTTCTTTTCCATACTACCTAAATATCTTCCTTCAGCACCACAATATGGACACTTAACATTAGGTTTTGATTTAATAGTATCTGCAGATTTTAATCTAGATTCGTTAGTAATAATTTGTTTTTTTCTTGCTTCACGAATTTTATTTTTTGTTTCTTCGCTTACTGGTTTTCCAGTGTGTGTTTGTTTAATTCTTTCTCTGTGAGCAGGATCTTTCCATAAATTTTTAGATGCTTGTCTTAACTTTTCGATATATTCAGGATCTTGATTTCTCTTCCTTGCTGCTTCACTTAATTTATTTCTTACTTCATCGTCTAAGTTAAACATCAAATTGTTTCGTTGATTATAGACATTTTCAGATTTAATATCCAATTCATTTAACATTGCGTTTTCAACTTCTTGACATTCTTTCATTGGGCCTTTATGTAAGATTTCTCTTTGCCATATATAATCAGCATTATTAAAGTCGTTCCAAAATTTTTCTGATGCTGAGGAACAAACATATCCGTCATCTTCTGTGCCTTTATGAAATCCTATATAGATTTTATTCAATGTTTTGTTTGTCCACTTATATACAAATGAGTCCATAACTTTCTCCTATAAAGTTATTTATCATTTTGTGCCATTAACCTAACATTTATGCCATCTACCTAACATTATAATCTCTCCGTGGGTTTGTCCTGCTGTTTTAACATGTAGTTGTTTACAACTTTCACAAGTTGTTCATGTGTATCATCAAACCATTTATTAACATGATAGTTACACTGTGGTGGTTGTTCAAACATCTTATTTGTATCTTCAAAGCGTCCTTCTTTAATGGTATCCATCCACACTGTGTAGTCTGGTGCAAACTCCAGTCTTGCTGCTTCTGTAGGACATACAAAGTCTGCTACAGCAATACGACCTGCTAGTACAACTCCATCTGCTAAGTGCCGCATACGTTGTGCTTGACGCATTCGTCCTGTGGGTGAGAAGTCCCAATCATCGTATTGTGTGCGAACTTGGTCAGCGTTGATCCATACACCGCCTATGAGTTCTGCAAATGGTTCTGCCAGTGTGCTTTTTCCACTACCTGGCAATCCAAATATTAATATTTTCATAATTTTGCCTCACTTAGTATATGCTTAACCCATTCTGTATCAGCAACGTAGTCGTGAAACTTACGCCGCCAAAAGTCAGGTTCAATATATGGGAACGCAATTTCAACTTGCTCTGGGTTTAGTTTGTCAAGCATCTCTACACCTGTTGAACAGTTATAGATTACCCAACTACTTATACGCCCTTTTGTTATATCACTAACGATACGATTTGTGTTAGCGTATAAGAAGTAGTGATTGTACACACTTTCTTTTTCCTCTGCCCATGCTAGCATTGTTTCCATGCTACGCTCTAGTGCGTCCTGTACACTTTCACGCTTTAGATGTTGGAAAAGGAAGTCCTGATATGTAACGTCTTTACACCAGTGATCCAGCTTCTTGTTTTCTTTGATTACATGATCAATAAAGCCACGTATGTTTACGGCACGTATGTTCTGACAGTGTCTGCCAAACTTTACAAACGCATTGTAATAAGGACTCTCAGAAAAGTCTGCGTATGTTTTAAGTTTAGCACTACCCTGTGTTAGTTCATAGAAACGCAGGTAAGCCTGCATACCAAACTGTACGCCCGGCTCCTTTTCCTGTTGTGCTCTACGCTTGGGTTCACACAGATGTGCTATTAGTGTGCTTTCCTTGCGGTATCCTTTGCCACAATACTTGCACACATAATCTTTAGTTTCCATACTATGATTAATTATAGCATCAACTATAACATCACGCAAGTCTGTCATTCGCCGCTAGCCTCTAGATATTTTATAGCATTCATCCATTATAGGATCATAAACCTTTGTTTTCCACTTTGTATAAAAATATGTTACTCTATCTAAATTGAAGTCAGTAAGACCTAACTTGTCATATAATAAACTTAAATTATGAACTGTAAGATATGTATTAGTAAATGATTCAGCATCCCATACGTAATCACTTATAACTTCAGTGGCAAAATTTTCTGAGATAACACAATTACGGCAACGATCATAAAATTCTTTATAATTTTTTTGGATTTCTTTTAAAACCCAGGTTGGAAATCCTTCAAACATAGGTGTTAGCCTGTCAGGCCAATCTATACCTTTTATTGTGTTATAATTGACAATTATATCTTGATATTTTTTATAAAAAATAAACTTATCAAAGTTGGTAAATTGCAATACTTTAGCATTAGGAAATATTCTTAAAGCATACTGCAAATTTGAATCGTCATTAGTTTCTATAGGAATATATGAACCACTGTTGAGTATATCATTAAGTTTTTTATAGTCTGTTAATTCTAAAAGATTTGAAGAACTAGTGCTAAAAGTTTCACCAATTTTATATGTGTCTATTTTATTTTTTAAAAATAGATATTTCTTGTCAATATCGCGAGGTCCATTAAAATCCCGCAAGAGAAAATCCTTACTTAACGCTAAACAGTTTATTAGAGCCTCACTGCCCGCATCTTCTGGACAATGAATAATCAAAATTTTATCCGTGTCCTTTTTGATCATGCTCCACTAGCCTCTGCTAGCTCTTTAAGTTCCTGTGCTGAAGTAATACTAGCTAATAAATCTAGTTCATCTTCTTTATAGTTTGGATATAACGCAGCTAGTTGTTTGCGAATGTCTGAGTTATTATTATTTTTCTTTTTGTTACCAATCCACTGGTGGAACTGATTACCCATACCAGGACTAACAGTACAAAGTAACTGCCACACTAGTTTAGGATGCTTACTAAGTGCAAAGTAGTTTACGTTTACACGCTGGTTGGTTGCCATGAGATAATAAGCATGTAGATCTTTATTGCCTTTAACAATACTCATGTATCTGTTGAGTAGAAAGGGAGCGATCTTCTTTTGCTGCTCAGGCGTACACTGATCCCAGAACTTCATATCCTTGCGATCTAGGGCAGCAA